GCTGGTATCAAAAAATTATATGGAACACCTTTCGCATATAAAAACTAAACAGTTATGTGGTGGCGAGAAATCGCCACTACAACCAAATAACGGAGATTTATGGCCACAAAAGCACAATTAAAGAATCAAATTAGAACATTAGAAGATACGAACAAGTGGTTTAGAAAACAAATTGAACCACATGATTGTGGTTGGATGTATACCACAATTGATGGTATTAAGTATAGAATAAAAGTATTAAAGAGAAGATTAAGAGCAAAAGAAAAAGGTAAAATTGTTAAAGAAAAACACTGGAGTGAATATGAATAAACAATTAAAAAAGATAGTTAGTGGTGTGATTGCAGTTGGTGGTTTTATAGCCATACTTGCAGTAGTATTAAATTTATTACAAGGCACATTATGATATTAGTAGATTTAAACCAGGTATTGATTTCAAACTTGATGGTGCAGACCAGAAATAAGGCTGACGTTAAACCTAATTTAGAAATGGTGCGCCAAATGGTTTTAAATTCTTTACGTGGTTTTAATCTAAAGTTTAGAGACGAGTATGGTGAAATGGTACTATGCTCAGACGCTGCCGATCCTTGGCGTAGAGAGTTTTTTCCACATTATAAACATGGTAGACGTAAAGGTAGAGTTGATTCAGATACCGATTGGGATAACATCTTTGATATCATGGCTACCATTAAGAAAGAATTAGTTGATAACTTTCCATACAAAGTTATGTACGTAGAGAATGCTGAAGCAGATGATATTATTGCAACACTTATTAAACAACAACAAGACATGATATATCTTATCATATCAGGAGACAAGGACTTTATTCAATTACATCATTATGGTAATGTTTACCAGTTTAGTCCTATTTTAAAAGGTTTCATTGGTGAGCAGGATGACCCTAAACAATTTTTATATGAACAGATTATAAAAGGTGACCGATCAGATGGTGTACCTAATATATTAAGTAAAGATGATATATTTTTAGAACAAGGTGTAAGACAAAGACCTATCAATAAGAAAAGAATGGCTGAATTTGGTAATATAGAAACCAATTTACAATTAGATGATGAGATTAAGAAGAACTATTTGAGAAATAAGAAGTTAATAGACCTATCGCAGATACCAGGAAACATAGAAAATAGAATTATAAATACTTTCAAGAATTATAAAGTAAAAGACAGGTCGCTCCTGTTACCGTACTTTATGAAAAATAAGATGAAGACATTGATTGAACAAGTTAATGACTTTTAACATATATATGGAGAAATAAATTATGGCTGAACAACCAAAAATAAATCCATCATTGACATCGGCGTCAAGAACTATGGGCTCTACGGAACCTACAGCACACGAAATCTTTACACTGATAAACAATGCAAAGGATAAACCAAAGAAGATAGAGGTATTAAAGAAACACGATACCAATGCTATGAGAATGTTGCTCAAAGCTGCTTTTGATCCAAAGATAGAGTTTGATTTACCAGAAGGAACACCACCTTTTATACGTAATGAGGCTCCTGCTGGAACAGAGCATACAAGTCTTTTTTATGCGAGTAAGAAACTATGGCGTTTCATTAAAGGTGCAGATCCAGAAACAAATAGATTAGCAAAAGAGAAAATGTTTTTAGGTCTATTAGAATCTTTACATGAAAAAGACGCAGATGTTTTAATTGGTATAAAAGACAAAAAATTAAACAACATGTACAAAGGTTTAACTAGTCAAATGGTCAGAGAATCATTTAATTGGGATTCAAACTTTATGAAACAGACAGGTAAGTCGATTCTTAAAGAATTACTGTCTTAAAACCTCACATTTTTAAGGGTGCGACACACCGTACCCTTAAAAAACCCTTATAAATCAACACTTTTAAATTTATTTTTCGCTTGACTTTAATGTACGAATGGTATATCCTAAATATATTAAAGAGAAAGAGGTATATATTATGAAAAAGTTGATACTAATTTTAGCTGTATTATGGCTTGGTTTAAACGCCTTTGCTAATTCAGTTAAAGCAGATGACTATAATAAGGCTGTTATTGGCCATGTTATATCAGAGACATTAAAGAATAGTGAGATAGATCACAAGTCTATACTAGAGAGTGAAATGTCAAGACTTGGACACCTTTACGCTTTGGAAATGGTTTCTATTTTAGAAAAACATTTACCATACATACTTGATTCTGTAATGACAGAGTTAAGATTGAAGGCAGACCACGAATATAAATGTAAATTATTGGAAGACACTAAAGCGCTTGATAAAGATTGTATATAATGATAAACTTTAAATTAGGAGACCGTAGAATTGTTAAAGAGATCAAAAAAATATACAAAGACCAAGAAGCTATTAACTGCTGACCTAACCCAAAAATCATCTAAACGAAAATACAAAACTAGATATATTGATATAAAAAAATATTTTGCTATGATAAACGAACTAGTATTTGATAACAAATTGTCACCGTTTAATAAAGTTTATATTAAAAATATGAGAAATGCAACTTTAGGTCAAGTTATAACTTATGATTGGGAAAGACGTGGCACAAGAGAGTACGAGCTACATATGTTACCGTACTATGACGACAAACAAGAATTTGCTAACACGTTAGCACATGAAATGGTACATCTATATCAGATGGCCAACCAAGGCGATACTGGTAACCATAACGCCTTATTTTATAGTTACCGAAATAAATTAAATAAAATAGGATTGGACTTATAATGAGCAATGTGATGAGAAGAAAAGTGAAAGAACTAGATCCTTACCTAAAGGGTAGAATAGGTGAGGCATTGATACAACTACAAGAACTAAAGAAGCCATCAAACTTACCAGGTACATCTAGAGTATATTATACTGGTAATTGGGCTAAAGATGTATACGATAACTTTACAGATAAACAGGCGGCTACTATATTTGCAAAAGTGGCTAAGATGAAAGAGGGTTTATCTTTATCTCAACAAAAACTACCTACATTTAAAGACGAAGAAGGACAAGAGTGGAGTGGTTATGATTATATTGCGAGGAAATTATGAGAACACTAAAAACTATAGCAAGAACTTTGATGTTCGTAGTAATAGTATTATTTTGTATTACAACGGTACATTATTACAAAATTCAGGCACAGGCTACACTGCCTACTAAACCAGATTTTGAACATACAAACAACCAACAATTTATAGACAACGTTAATCAGTGTGTTGAATACATATACTTTTATGAAAAGACAGTTAACAAAGTAGATAAAGATTTACTATTAGCACAGGCGGCTCTAGAGTCAGGCTGGGGAAATAGTAGATTTGCCAGAGTTGGTAAAAATCTATTTGGTATTAGAACATATGACTTGAAAGAGCCACATATGTTGCCTTCAAACAACCCAAAGAAATGGGGAGTTAAAGTATTCCAACATGAGTGTGATAGTGTTTTATATTACATAAACACTTTAAGCAATCATAGTGCATATGAAAACTACAGAGCAAAACTAGCTGAAGGAGTTGATAGTTTAGATTTGGTAGAAACACTTGACGCATATGCCAGTGATAAAGACTATTTCTGGAAAGTAAAATCTATAATCAAAAAAATCAGAGAAAACTACAAACACTAATATGTTTCTAATCATACTGACATTTTTATCAGCGATATCTATATCTGTAATAGCCGCTGGCTATTCTATTTTAGGTCTAGCAACACTATTCAGTGGTGCAGTTGTACCTATTATTGCTATGGGTAGTGCATTAGAAGTTGGTAAGTTAGTAGCCGCCTCATGGTTATACCATAATTGGCGCTCAGATATACCTAGACTATTAAAAACATATTTGTTTTCAGCCATTATAATTTTAATTTTTATAACATCAATGGGTATCTTTGGTTTCTTATCAAAGGCACACCTAGATCAAGTTAAACCTACAGCAGGTAATNNGGCACACCTTGACCAAGTACAACCTACATCTGGTAACAATATAAAAATAGAACTACTTGATAAACAAATTGGTCAACAACAATTAATTATAGAAAGAGCAGAAAAACAATTATCTTTACTAGACAAGGCATTAGAGGTTTACATTGACAAAGAATATGTCACTAGAGGTCTAAAAGAAAGAGCTAAACAAGAAGAAGAAAGAACTCAATTAAATAATGCAATCAATAATGCTAGTGATAAGATTGCAGAATTAACAAATAGTAAGGCGAGTCTATCATTAGAACAAGATAAGATAGAGGCCGAGGTAGGTCCTATCAAGTATATTGCAGAATTGATATATGGTGAGAACGCAAAAGATAATTT